TCCTGTTCTTATAAGAAGTCATGATGTTACTTGCTGGTAATGGATCGTTTTCTAAAACCCCGCCATCAGTATAAAGCAAGTTATTGCCGACCAAAGTTGAGTCGGGAGTAGTATCAAACCAGTAAGCAAAATCATTGGTAGTAACGTTTAGCAAAGGAAGTATTACTGATGTTACCTGGTAGTAACGAGACCCACCGGCTTCCGTTCTGTAGATCACACATCTGACATTTGATTTTTGCGTTAGTCTTAGGGTAGGCAGTGCTAGAAAACTAGCTCCACAGTTGGCAACAGATAGAGCTTGAGTTGTAACTGTGCTTGTAGCGTTAGCGTCAACCGTAGCATACCAGTTAGGACCACCGAAAGAGTATGATCTAGGCGCTGAGATAACCTTAGGTGTCCCAGTGAAGCCAGAGTTTGACACTTTCTGTCCTGCTCTTAGTGCAAAAGTCCCAGGAAAGTAAACGATTGCATTATTAGTTGTAGACACAAGTGCTGAGCCTAGTGTCACGGTTGTGCCAACAACGCTTACCACTGCATGAAGTGTTGAACCAACGCTAATGTTAACAGCACGCGCCCCGATTCTATCAAGATCGGCAGCGTCTATTGTAAAGGTGTTCAGACCCGCTGTGAAAGTCGCAGAGATCCTGTTGATTAAAATATATGGAGCTGAGGCAATCGCTACCCCTGAGGTTGTTGGTATAAGCGCCATGCCGCCCGCACTATATGTAAAACCAGTGTAGGCAGCTGCGACTTGAATAGATGTTCCGTTGCTTAAGTTATAAAGCTCCATGTCGTGTCTGAATATCTGAGCAAAGTCAGGATCTACTAAGATAGAGGTAGATTGCGGAGCCGTTTCAACAGCATAAAACTGCATGTAAGGAACGGCGTTTAAACTCACATAAGGATAGCCAACAACTGTGCTAGCTGTTGTGTTGTAGCTTCTAGTTACGGTCGGAGTAGTAGCTCCTGATGCTGTTGCATTAGCTGATATCTTAATCGCAGCAGTATCAAGACCTACGATGTAAGAATTGGCAGGTATACTTGTCCCAGAAATAGCCATCCCTACTGCAATATCATACGAGGACGGATTGTAAGTCGTTGCTATAGTGTCAGAACCAATCGTCGTTGTAGACACCGGCAACACAGCTGTTGCTGAAACAGTCTTACTGTTACCAGTACTAGGAGCTGATCTATGTATCTGCCCTTGGTTATCAGTCCACTCATAGCACACTTTGTATGAATATGATGAACCGACCTCTAATGCTCCCAATCCTGTTTGAGGTCCTACATAAACATTCTCTGGATACTGATGGAAACCATGCTCAACGATGCTAGATCCATCATACATCGATAAGATCCCACCTGAGATATGCAAGTTGTTAGCAATCGATTGATTCACTAACGCTTGTCCAAAGGTAAAGGTCATAGACTGAATAGATGATTGAGCATAGAGCACACCAGAAATAACGTTAAGATTCTCTTTATACGCACCAGCGATCATAAACACGCCACTTGATACCGTGTTTACTTCGGTTAAGTGACGACCACTCATTGGGTAAGGATTAGAGTTGTCTTGCGTAGCTTTTGCCACAACAAGGCCTGAGCTATTGATTAGAAAGTATGTTGGTTGTTCTGATGAGTACCTACCAACTAGGAAGTAAGTGTCAGAGCCATAGGAAAAGGGCTTACCACACAAGAATACGCCACGGTTTAGATAAGACGGTGTTCCTACTGTACCAGTTCTGGTCAATGTCATCTTGCGGACGTAGCTAGTCTCTAGAGTATTAGAGTCATAAGTTAAATTAGTCTGTGCAACACCAGTCCAAAGGCCATATCCTGTACCATTGGATGCGTAGCCTGTAATATTAGTAAAGTTATCTGCCACTGTCTCAATGCTGGTAGGTGTAAGCACCTGAACAGAAAGAGCTGAGTTATAAACGAAGTATCTAATTCCAAGTGTTGATCTAACATAGTTGACCCACACTTCATTAAGGACTGAGTCTGCATAAATAGCTATGCCGTAGTTAGCATCCTGAGCTGTCGCAGTAACCTTAGCAGATAAGGCCAGAGCACTTGAGAGAGAGTATAGGCCAACACCTGTTGATGAGTCATAAGCAAGGTAAATGCTAGTGCCAAGGACTGTGATATCAAACACCCAATAAGATGTTGGGTCTGTTGCAATATCAACAGCAGAGCCCAGCGTTGTTGGTGTTGCTGTATTGATGGCCTTGTACTTAATCTTATTGTCTGAGTAGTCGATGTAAACGATCACGAAGTAAGAACCAATAGCTTTCACCTTGGCATAGTACGCAGTTGTAGACACATCGACGTTGTCCACTATCTTTTGACCTGTGCTAGAATCTAGTAGGGTATATTTTGCAGCACTCGTTGATGAGTCACCATATACAAAGCACTGAATGTTTCCATTAATAGCACTATCGGCTTCTGTCTGGTTGTAGTTGTTAGCAACGATGCTTTGATTAGCAACACCGACAGCAACCTTGCTGCCTTTAAGATCCATCTTAGCTTCGCTTGCAGAGTATGAATAGACATTGGCACCATCACAGCCCACCAGCTCATTGGCATATGGAGCAAGCATGTTACCAGCAGTTAACTCACCTGACTGCGCAAGCCTGTCAAAGCCATAGCGCTTTTGAATCTTATTAATCGCCTTAAAGAATCCATTCTTGAGCATTAACAGCTTACCTAAAGCAATCTGCTTAGGGTCTCGCTTAGTATCGATACCCTTGTCGAATGAAATGGATATTGGTTGCTTCTCTAAAGCCATTGATCACCTCAAAATACATAGATATCAACGACAACACCGGCACTTGAAGTAAGTATAAGAGTTTTTGCAGGTGTTGCGTTACTATCTTGAGCATCATAGATCGAAGCACTGGCCCTTTGTCTAACAATGAACCAGCCTTGCAACTCTCTATCGAGCCCATGATTAATTGAATTACTACCAGACACTAACGTCACCTTACTCAAGATATAACCGTCTACTTGAGGGTTCTTTAAAATCGGAGTGAGAGCATTAGAAATGTTATCCTGTAGCTGACCAATAATTCGATCAGCTGATTGGATCTTACTAAAGCTTCTCATTAAAATGCTCCGTAGCCGTAACCAGAGCCTGAGCCTGATGACCATATGTCAGAGAACTGAGTGTCTCCCACAGTAGCAGGATTACCAGCATCTCTATTCTCAGCAGCACTCTCAATACGCTTAATCAGCTCTGCTTTCTGCAAAGCAAACACTGTCACGTCACTCTCTTGTTTAGCTAATGCCTTAATACACGCATCAACGATGATGTACTCAGTCCATCCAGAGATGCCGTCAACAGTATCACCATCAGCAGAGAGAGTTGTTAGCCTTGGCACATACCACACCTTGATGGTTTGACCACCGGCAGGAGTTGGAGTTAGCCAAAGTTTATCACCGTTTAAGCGATAGCGCATGTTGGTTACACCATAAAATGACTGAAAATTAGGGACAGCATAACGATTCCGATCAGTAAAATTAAATGGTCGGATGGTGACATAACTGTCAGCCGTGTTGCTAAGTGCAAGATCAACCCCAAGCAGCTTGTAAAAATCAGTAGGGAGAGAATAAAGCTGATTACTTCCATCGGTAGAAATTGAGTAAGGATTAGCGACATAGTAATTGTCTCCATACTTTTGCACTAATATATCATACAGCTCAAAGTAGCTCTGATTAATATACGAAGTCAGCTCACTATCGCTAATGAACTGATCGTTTACCATATCTGATCTTTGTCTCACAGCTGTTCTAAGAGCTAATAGTGTCATGGTTGTTGCCATGGTTCACCCCTTATTCAGCTTCTGGTTGTTCGTCTTGTTCTTCATCTGCAAGTTGAATTTGATTCCAAAATGCTTTAAGTGCTGAAACCAAATCCATTGCTGATTTGTCTTCAAACGCTTTTAGCATCTCTTCGGCAATTGCTTTTAGAGTCTCATCTTTATCATCAATGGCCTGCTCTGGCTTAACTTCCTGACGGCTTTCACCACCGCCAGGCTTCATTTTTGATAAGATGATTGAAACCGTCTTTTTGTTATCAGGTATAATCATCTTGGACTCCCTTAGTAAGCTGAGCTATTGCCAACAGTGATGTGAAGAATGAACGCCTCACCACTGGCAGGATCTGTAGCAGTACCACCATCATTTTCAAACTGAACAACAACCGTTGGTGTTGCAGCAGTAGAAACCGCTTGAGATACAACAAAGAACTGAGGAGCAGCAGCAGCGCCGCCGGTCCCAATCAATGTGCAAGTGCATCCTAGGAACTTGTAGTAAGGATCTTGCAAAGTAACTGTGTATTTACCCGCTGAGTTTCTTACAACTGACAAAATACCCTTTGAGTTAGCTGTAACCACAGTTGGGGCACCAGTAGCACCAACAGTAACATTACAATATAAATCAACTAGGCTTTTCTCTAATGAATATCTGAATTGTTGGAAAAATCTATTAGCCATAACATCCTTTTAGTCTTATTGACCGTGGGCGGTTTTACGAACAGGCAGAGCCCCCTCACCCTGTAAGATGGAGACCCTAGAGGACGTTTTAAGTCCGATAGGGCCCCATTATTAATTAAGCAGATAAAGAAACAACTGCATTCCATCCAGGAGCAGCACATGACAATTGGTAGTATGCACCAACGCGCAACTCACCTGCATCAGCATTAGACACTCTCAACATCTCTAATCCGTCACCGTATTTCAAGATTTGAGGGCAATCACCCAATGACATAAGTCTCCAAGTGTCCATCTGTAGCATATACATACGAGCAGCTTGGCAATTACGATCAGGGAAAATGTCTACAACACTGTTAGCGCCATTAACTGACATACCACGGAAAGCGATATCTGCAGGGCCTTTAGCATTAACGTATTGAACTTTTGAACCCAACGCTTTTTCAAGAGCAGAGTATGATGCAAAGTTAGTGATACCTTTACCAACTTTACCACCCTCACGAGCAACCAAAGCAGTAGAATCAATCATCGCTTCTTCGATAGACTGAGCAGAACCGTCGTAACGAACACCGGCAAGACGTACAGAATCAACTGAACGGTCAACACCGAAGAAATTGTCACCACCAGTTGGTGCTGTAGTAGGTAACCAAGCAGCTAAACCTTTAATTTTTGCATCA